TCAGCTAACTCAGCTTCACACACTAAACAATAGTTACCCCAGCTTTGGCCGTGGCAGGTAATTGGATTCCACATTATGCGTTCACCTTGCAATCATCATAAGGAAAATACTCTTGCTCTTCACAAGTGCAAAAACCAAATTGTTCAACTTGTGTTTTGTGAGTTAACTCTGCTAACTCTCCCCAACTAATTGACTCTTCCATTACGCACCCACCCCTTGTTTTTTAATATCAAACTTACCCAATAACTTTTCTAACTTATCAACATCAACACCAAAATCCCACCAAAAACCACAGAGTTGGCAAGAGAAACTATTGACATATTGGTGAAAAATAATTTCACCTTTTTGCTTACACTTAACGCAAGTGTTATCCTCTGAATATGTATTCATTATGCGTCCACCCCATTATCACTCAACACAATACGAACAGCGTCATTAAAATCATCTGTTGTAGCCCAACTATCCATAGTCTCAAAAATCTGAGTCATCATTTGGTCAGTAACCTTAGCTTTGATGTCGTCACCCAAATAGTCAAGATCGTTCCTTGAATAAACATCAAAAAAAATGTCGTCATCAAGGTTGTAATTTTTTTGTAATACTTTTATTGCGTCTTTAACTTTCATTATTGCACATCATCACAATAAACAAAGCCGACCATTTCCAACTCATCAAGCAAATCGTAAAGACCACTTAAGGCTTTACTCATATTGTCACTTGTTGGATAACTTAACTTTACAGCTTCTTTATATTCGTGTATATCTGTTACTTTAACTTTCATCTGCTATCCCTAGCCTCTCCTAATTAGTAGCTTATGCCACTAAACCCATTATGGTCACGCGTTGCCGTTGTAGTCAAGCACATTTGTATAACAATTTGATAACAATTTAATCGCACCTATGCTTACGAGCTAACCTCGTAGCCTCTTTGTAATACATATAACCCCGTGCGCTCACGGCATAGGTTATCGTCTCGCATTTAGCGCACCAAATAATATACGGGTGCGATCCGTCCTCGCGCGTTATCGTTGTCCCCTCACGAAGCTTCACGCGTTGTCGTTGTCCACTCATACCCATTTATCCCTTTCAATAGGTGAGAGGCACACGCTTAGGGAACGCGTGCCCCTCTTGTCAAATAAACCTAGATTACCCCTAACACTTGCCCGATCTTTACAACAACAACAGCGAACGCCCTCACTATCGCGTAACCCATAGCCACAACAAGCAACGCCGTCACAATATCAACGAACAGCTCGCCCCGTGGGGTAAGTTGCGCGTTATCGTTACGCATTAGCTAACACCTCACGTCTAAACATAGCCAAAGCCTGACGTTTTGTGTAGTAGTAATATCTACGCGTTACCCAATAGCCCCCAACAATGTCGGACACTACCCACGCGCCCTCGTAATTCTTTTCTATTGTCATACTGATCCAATCCGATCGCTTACCCTAAGCAATCAAGAACACCCCCGACTTTAGCTAAATTCGGGGGATATCTTGACCAATTAGAGGACGTTGCCCTCTTGTTCTGCCTCTAATAATTCAAGAACAAAACGATACGCATCTTGTCCAATAGTGGCGTATTCTTTCAACGCGTCACCCAAATAATCTAACTCCAAATACCCTAGATTAGTTGAAACTTTAGACCAATCGGCCAAATTCTCGCCGGCCATTTCGTCACTATAACCAACCAAATCAAGGAAATAAGTAAAAGGCGTAGGATATTCATAATTCATAGACCAAGAATAAAGCCCACAAATACCCTCAAACCTTTCACTTTCCAACATCTGTTCTAGCGTCTTGCCTGTGTTAATTGTTTCCATTTGTAACCTTTTTCTTTACCCTAAAGCCACGCGCCCTATACGCGTTGGCGTTGCCCTCACATTACCACAAAATCAGCTGATTCTGTAATAATTGCGAGATGAAAGACACCGGACACAATCGGCCGGTGTCAATCAACCCACAACTATCTATATTCTAGGATCCACCCCAACATTTATGGAATGCCCCTTAGAATGCCACAACGCGTCCTCGTTGTCCATATTTTGTGGCTCCTCTAATTGTAATTCCAAAGAGGACACTAATTCTGCGACCTCGTGTTTCAATAATCGTCTGTCGGTATCCAAAACAATAGACAAAATATATTTCATTATTTCACCCAACAATCGGAACACACAACAGACGCAACGCCCCCGACACTAGCCAACGCATCAAAGCGCACGCCACAATCGGCGCACTCTTTCATCTGTTTTGGAATATCAAAGCCGATCGGAATAAACATTATTTCAGGCATTTCATAACCTCTTCTCTAATGTGACCCCTAATGATCACACTAAAATCATCCCACAACCACAAACCAAACACAACCCCAAACAACCCCAAACCCCAAATCGTTACCAAATCGTTACAAACCAGCTAACCAACAACCAACCAACACCAGGACACAACCAACACCCAAACCCACACCAATCCACACCCAAACGCCCTAGACATACGACTTAAACGCCCTGAAAGATAGTCGCCCGTTTCGCCCTCATAACTCTTATATATGAAAGCAAGACGCCTCTATTACATAATTATTAGCCCCAGAATTGTGAGCATATGCCCCTAGATTGACGACCTACACTAACCCTAACCCTCAACTACAGGTATAGACATACAACTATGACGGGGGGTTATTAAATGCGCGCGCACACACCCATCCACTCTCTACCCAAATATTTTTGATAAACCTTGGTGGTGTGATCTGAGCTGTTTTTGGCGTGTCGCGGCTCAACTTTGGGCCGTGTTTTCGCAGGTCAAACAGGGTGCGGGAGAAATTGTAAACTCCCACCCTTGTATATAGTAGAGGGGCTTTTTAAAGCCCCGCCCCTCTACCGGCTTGAGGCCTTTCAGGCCGAAAGCTCTTCGCTTCGCTTGGGGCTTCGCTCAGAGCGACGAGTGTTAGCGAGGTCGCTCACTCACTACATTCGGTTCGCTCCCGATAAAAACTAAAAAATTTTTTAACCTTATGAAATTTGAATGACGGGCCAGTCTTATACCTAGAGGAGTTCCTAGTCTTATGCCTAAACAGCAGGACAGTCTCCATTTAAGACTTGCAGCAGGTAAGACTCTTGATTCTAATGAGTCTAAGTCTAGGCTGCTTGAGATGATAGCCAAGGGTTTCTCTGTTGAGGATGCCTGTAAGGCTGTTGGTAAGTCTTCTAAGACTTTTTATTATTATACTAAGTCTGACCCAGATTTTGACCGTGAAGTAAAACTTGTCCGCGCCCTTAAGGCCAGGGGTGGTCAGATTTCTGATGCCGATAAGGCTATGACCTTTAAGGACTTTCGTAAAGAGTTTATGAAGTCTGAGACGTTTGCTCATCAGCAGAACGTTATTGATTTGATTGAGGATAAGACTCCTTCTTGGTTGCACCCATCTATGCTCTTTGAGCAGGGTGTTAAAAACTATGTGCTAGTTAATATGCCTCCTGAGCACGCCAAGTCAATGACAGTATCCATTGATTACATTACCTATAGGATCTGTGTTGATCCTAATGTGCGTATCAAGGTTGTGTCTAAGACACAGACTATGGCCAAAGAATTTCTTTACGCTGTTAAGCAGCGTTTGACTTCCCCGTTCTATGTGGACCTACAACGTAGGTTTGCACCAGCTGATGGGTTTAAGGCCACTTCTGATAAGTGGACCCAGGACGCAATTTATATTGAACGTGAGTCCGGCGAAAAAGACCCAACCTTACAGGCCTTGGGTATTGGTGGGCAGATTTACGGTGCCCGTGCTGATCTTATTATTCTTGATGACTGTGTTACTTTATCTAACTCTGGTGAGTACGAGAAACAGATAAGGTGGATTCAACAGGAAGTACTGACACGTATCGGTCCAACAGGTAAACTTCTTATTGTTGGTACCCGTGTTGATCCTATTGATATGTACCGTGAACTTCGCACTAATGACAGGTACCCTGAAGGTAAGTCTCCTTGGACTTATCTTGCGATGCCAGCTGTTTTGGAGTTTGATGAGAATCCTGAGAATTGGGTTACTTTGTGGCCTAAGTCTGATAGGCCTTGGTCTGGGGATCCTGTGGATCCTGATAAGGACGGCCTCTTCCCTAGATGGGATGGAATTAGACTAAAGCAACGCCGCAGCGTTTTAGATGCTAAAACGTGGGCTATGGTTTATCAACAGCAAGATGTTGAATCTGAGTCTGTGTTTTCTGCTGAACTTGTTCGTGCCGCTGCTAATGGTATGAGAGGTTGTGGTCCGCTTGTTGCCGGTGCTCCTGGTTATCCTGCTGACACTTCAGGCTTCTACACCGTTTGTGCTATGGACCCTGCTATGTCGGGTGACACCTTTACGGTTGCT